TCATGTGTTTCATTTAATGAGGGTAATGGGTGCGGTATTCTGAATGAGCCAGAGCCTTTAGATAACGCACCAGCAACAGTTAACCCTTGTGAATTGGTAAATGTTGAGGCAACAGCCCCACCCGTAATAATTCGTATCACGTTAGCACCACCTGTGGTAATATATGTATCGGTGTCGCCAGTAAAACCATAGAAACCAGCCGCACCAGCCATGTAACCACGACCAGACGCAGTTATTAGAAAGTCGTTGCCACTTGTTATATCACCCGTACTCACAATAGCCCCTGAACCAATAGTACCCACACCAGTTAGGTTAGTTGACCCTAGAGCCAAGCTACCTGATGTATCGTCTATGCTTCCAGAACCAATCGTTAGCGTTCCTGCTGTTAAAGTATCAAACCACCCTTTTAGCCACCTAACGCCTGTAGAACCTAAACTGTCTGTACTGTCAGTGTCAGAGATAATATCTGATCCGCTTGTAATACCGCCTGTGGCGACTTGTGTTGCTGTGGTTGTTAAGACACCAGTAACTAAAGCAGTTGTCGCCATATTTACAGCACCATCTATGTCAACAATATCAAGGTTACTGGTTCCATCTACGTCAATGTCTCCAGAAATATCTAGGTTAGTAAATACTGAAGTTCCTGCCGCAGTAACAATTCCAGTGGTAGTAAGATTTTCATTTCCGAAGCTAATAGCACCTGAACTATCTGTAATAGAGCCTGAACCAATAGTTAATGTTCCAGCCGTTAAAGTATCATACCAGCCTTTTAGCCATCTGACACCTGTAGAGCCAATGCTGTCTGTACTATCGGTGTCGCTTATAATATCCCCACCAGACGTGATGCCGCCTGTATGAACTGATGTCGCTGTTGCTGTAAGAACTCCAGTAACCAAAGCTGTCCCAGAAACATCAAGATTACCATTCAAATCAACAGTAGTCGTTGCAATCTGTATTTCAGTATCGGCAACAATATCTAGCTGACCATCTGCACTAGAATTAATATATATGGCTGCATCACGAAACTGAACCTTATCATCTGTAGATACAGAGACATCAGTACCGCCTGTGGTATTTCCAATGGCGAGAATTTCTGCCAATGTGTCTGCGGTATCGACTTGTGCATCAACGTAAGCCTTAATAGACTGCTGAGTGGCAAGTTTAGTAGCACTGTCGGAAGCCATGTTATCTTCGTCAAGAATGTCAGTTATGGTTACTGAGCCTGTGCCTTTTAGTGAGGCAATAGTTGTCAATCCAGTAACGGCTAATGTAGAGCTAAAAGTACCTGTCGCTCCAGCAAAAGCACCACCCATTGTAATGTTATCTACCCACAGATTTAGCCAACGTACTGACGTTGAGCCTAGTGAATCCGTAGAATCAGTATCTGAAATAATATTTGAACCAGAGGTAATCCCAGCAGTTGTCGTCAAAAGACCAGTTGACAATAGAGTGGTGGTAAATTGGGCTGTTGAGCTTGACAGTTTTAATGTTGAGTTGCCGCCCTTTCCATCAGACAGAAAACGTAAAGTTCCGTCAACACCAGCATTCCCGTTGGAAACTTGCATTAAATCTCCATAGGTATCTTTAGGTGCACGGCCTGTTAAAGTTGCCATTAGATTATTCCTCCACGTCTATAAATTATATCTGTTGAGTACCAGACAAGGCTCTCAGCCGTTTCTGCGTCTAATACTATAGAAAATGTTTCCCCAACTGCACCAACAGTCAATGATGTTGATGCTATACCAGCACCTTGTCCCCACAATAACTCCCAATTTTCCCAATCGAAAACATCAAAAGTTTCCCAAGGATTACTCGTTGGTGAGAGAGACTGATTGTTAGCAACTAATTGTAAGTCAGAAAAGTCTGCCTGTACATCCATTGTTAAAGAAACAGTGCCACCGCCCTTAACAAAAGGCCGCAGTATCGTGACTTCTTTTTTAGTCCCGTCAAGTGGTTGTGATGGGGCAACTAAAGAATTACTAGCCTGTTTTGCGACACCCTTAACAACACTAAATCCTGCTGAAACATCTTGGTTGCCGTCATCTAGCCGATATACTTTTTCGTCAAAACCACCATAAATCTCATTATTTAATGTGCCTAAACTTCTTGTGTTGCGGTCTTCCCATTTGCCCCATGAGCCTGTAATTGTATTAATAACGTGCTGATGGTAAGTGGCAGCATCATCAACAGGAACATTAAATATTAACTTTCTTCCGTCAGGAGACATAAGAGCTTGCCAACCATTTAGATTGCCGCCATTATCAACAGCTTGGACTACAGCGTCACGTATTTTTTCAGAAATTGCATCATCAGGCTTAATCTTGCCGTCCATAATACCAGTAAGACCTAAGTAACCACTACGAGTGATAACAACTAATTCTCCACCCCAATTAATGGTGCATCTTCTTCCTATAGGTTGAGGAGCGTTATATCTTCCCACAAGTGTAAAGGTAGTGCTTACATCACCCTGATAAGCTAAACATTCACCCGTTGACATAATGAAAACAGTATAATCATCTTGACCATCACCAGAGTCTCTTGACCAAGACGCTACTTGGACTAAATAACCAGTTCTAGCAATCTCACCAACATTAAACTTAGTTAATGCTCCAGTTATAGACCCAATACCGCCATACCAAGCAAGAGAGGTATCTTTCTCCACAAACCACATTCTATCACGAATGACATTGACATTAATTAAATTGGTAATTGTTAATCCAGTACCAGTCCAGCTTGTAGAGGCTAAAGTGGTTCCGTTCCAGTCTCTAGGTGCATCAGCACCATTTACAAAGAATGCTCTTGCATTGTAGTTGACACCTTGCCACTGAGCATTTGTTAAGCCAGTAGCCAAAGCAGTCGGTGAGCCGCTTGTGATGTCATAGAAATTTCCGTCAGAGGCGGCGAGTAAATCATTTGTTGTTGCACTCTCGTACTCGAACAAGAACTCAACCTCCCCTGACAGCCCTTCGGCAAAGAGGACATCGCCTTTGCGTAGGGTAACACCTTCAACTTCTGGAAAAAAGTTGACCATTTTAACTGCGTCAAGAGGGGGCATAGCTGCTAGATTGTCTCTGGCATTCCAACCACCAGTAGGTGACGGAAGGGCAAAAACTTCTGCAGTCCTTTGTAATACTCTGTTATCAGCTAAAGGTTGTCTTATCATTCCCAGCTACCTTCTGGAGTAACAAAAACAAACCTAGAAGTTTGATTTGGGCCGCCTAAATTAATAATTGGAGCACCAGTGTCATTCACACTGTCTTCGACAGCAGCTTCGTAATCTCTAAATTCTTCAGCGTATGGCAAGCCACGAGACTTCAATATTCTCCACTTAAATCCTAAAGCAACAGTATCTTCAGATAAAAGACCTGTGTCAGTATCAGCAAGAAATTTAGCCTGGGCAGTTCCACCTGAGCTTTCAGCTAGGGCATTAGACATATATTCATAACGAATAGTAGCCACGCCATCAGGAGTTGGGTATAGATAAAATACTCTGTCATTAGATGAACTAGAAGCTTTAAATATCCTCATGTAAGTTACAAGAGAGGATTCAGTTATATCGCTATTTTTAAGATATTCCCACTCAGTCGGCCCAATAGGCCCGTAAACCTTACGATTATTGGTATCATCCCACATACTATCATTGATAAGGGCTTTAAAATCAGAGGGAAGAACATATTGGTCAGTACCATTGCTGGTAGTGATTGTCCCACGCACTGTTTGATTAGGCCATCGGGTTCTTTTGGCTGTTTCTAATAAAGATCGGTTAACAAGAGCTAAAGAAAGTACCGCAGTCTCGTTGGTATTGCCGACGACTGAAGTGGGTACTTCAAACCCTCCGATTTCTCTTAGTGTTTCTTGTACTATTGTTAGTAAGCTCATCCTGTGTTTCCTTTAAAACATCAGGATTCACTGAAACAGTGTCCATCAATTCAACTAATTTTTTCTCTAAATCAGCGATGCGTTCGTTAGCCTTTGCTAACTCTACATCACCTTTACCCTTGTTGGCAAGGAATATTTTTGCCTTTTCCTGTAATCCTCCTGCACCCATGCCTAAATTCTCAAGATTAACGTCACTTACAGAAATTAAATCCTCTAAAGTAAATACATTCATAAACTCGTATTGAGGTATTAATCCAGGCTCCATATCAGGCCATTGTTTAAGCGCAGTACCATTAGACTTGTGTTTCTCTTTAGCGTTAAACTGATCCCATACTTCTTTATACGTTATTTTATGTTCCTCTGTTACCTTTGTATGAACCTCTTGGTTTTTAGCAGAAGGAGTGACAATGCGAATAAATGGTATGTCCTCATATACAGGTATTCCCTCTTGTTCGCTTTTAAAGTTATTTAATATTCTCTCCACAGCAATAGTTACGATATTTCCATCAACACGATGGGCGGTTCTGTTTATTTCCATGTCCATTTATATGTCCTTATATTTGGTCTTGATATTTTTAGTTTCTAAGTGTTTCTGTTTACAAGTTTTTTGTTTCTCTAGTTCTTTGATTCTGAATAAAGCTTCTGTGTATAACTCTTGTAAATCTGTAATTCTTAATCCGTCTAATTGTTGGGCGGTAAAAGACTCAACTAACTCTTTCATGGTGATTCCAATTTGCTACGAGATATATTTAAAACAGGAACAATAACAGTATTACCTTCACCAGCATTAATTTCTTGACTAGATAAATCAGGCAGAGTTTTCTTCAGTAACAACTCGCTTGCTTTAAGCTGACCAGCAGTCATTTCTATTAAATCCCCGTTTGGACTTGTTAGTGTTCCTAAAGCGTTCATTTCTAATCTATTAGCAATTTGTTTTATTCTAATAGCTTGACGAACCTTATCGTGGACTTTTTTAACGCCCCCGCCATCTTTAGCCCTATTTCTCTTAGGGGCACGTTGTGGCATTTTTACAACTGATTCGTTCATTTAATATCCTTATGGGGGAGAGCCGAAGCCCTCCCCGCTAAGATTAGTGTGGGAAAACGCAGAGTATTTCTTTAGCAGAAATATCACCCGCAATTGCACACACGTTATCAGTAACACCACTAACAACATCTAGAGTACCATCCGCACTACCCGTAGGTGTGAGGGGGTCTCCATCTGCTCCAGCAGTAAGAGCTATTGTAAGGGTGGCAGGGCCGCCAACCTGGATCCAACCAAACTCATTATCAGATAAAGCGGCTTGGAGTACACCAGCACCAATTTCATCTGAAGCAGAAAGGTCAGAGGTTACATCACTTGCCATGATGCCATTATCGGCAACAAAGTAAGCAACTTCACCAGCAACACCATCAACGGCTGCGGCTTCTTCTGAATAAGTAATATACTTAAACGTCTTACCATCAGCAGTTGTTACAACCTGTCCAAGAGCAAACTCTGCACTTGAATCTACTCGTGTTAGTTCAACACCACTTGCAAAACCAGACATAATATATTCCTTTCTATGCTTTGAGAACGCCTTGTAAAGAACAGTTACTTGCAGTCATGTTACCCATGAACAAGATTTGCTTTACAATAGCATCTTGGTTGATTGATTGTTTTTCATCAGTTACTGTAAAGTTAGCATCCCGATGAGCTTTGAAAAATAAGTAGTCAGTATTCAAGAAATACATGCGGTTTGCACCAGCACCATTATCGAGAACAACAGGGGCAGAACCACCTGAACCACAATATTCTAAACTTTCAAATCCAGCAGAACCTGATTTAGCTGAGGTAATCCGTTGGATAGATTGTAGAGATTGTTGGAACAAGTTGTAATAGTTGTTGTCAGCAATAATTGTATCTGGACAATCTATACCACGAACTAATTGAATCCACACAGCATTCATATAGTCTTGAATGTTTGCGGATGTTGCAGCAGCACCACCATCAGAAGAAGCATCATAAGATACGTTTCTCCAGAAAGAGAAGTTAGCTCTGTTGATTCCACCAACTGTACCAGTAGAAGGTGAATCAGCAACAAGTAACTGTAAACCGCCAATTTGTTTACCAGAAGAACCAGTTCCGTCTGAAAAAATACCTGTGCTAAGATTGTTAGACATTGTATTTTCAGCGTTCTTGATTTTAGCGGCAAGCAGATTGATTACACGATTTGAACCACTGTTTTGACGTTGTTTAAGACCAGAAATTTGAACAGACACTGCTGCTTGTTTCCAATCAAATTCAGCGGCACTATCAACATCTGTAGCGTCTACATTAAGTAGCTCGTTACCAGAATAATATTTGAAAGTACCGTTTTCTTGGAAGTCTAACTCTTCTACAAGAGTCTGGCCTCCATCTTCGAGCATTATATTGCCCTTTTTAGACAACTCACGCAATAGTGCGTTGTTGGCTGTGACGTTATCAGCAATCTTACCCGTTCTGTTTTTTAGGGTAGTGGTTACGATCTCGTCAAAGTTAGCATTGGCTGAAGCCATAACTTATCTCCGTTTACACAGCACTAGCTTGCATAGCTCTTCGAATACTCTCTCGTATATCATCAGGTTCCGCTACAGAAGAATCAGGGGCCACATTGTTTGTTTTCACATTCCTTGAGGCTATTTTAGATGCTGATACTTCCGCTTTACGAGTCGTACCTAAAGATTCAGCAACATTATTACGCTCTGTCTCTAATAGGCCTTTCCATAAATCAGGGTCTTGTCTCACGGCTCTTTGATATAAATCATCTAAAGACCCATCCACACCACCACTCATCATTGCAGCCATTACAGGCTCAACTTGTTTAAAGTGTGGGTGTAAAAGATTCCCTGTATCGTCAGTAGCTTCCATAAATGATGTAACTTGATTATTAACTTCGTTTTGCTTTACAGCTTGTGCATTATTTGAAATTTGTTGCAGATAGGCATTTTGGTTATTAACCTGGTCTTGCAACGCTTTTATCTCTGGATCAACATAGGCTTGGCTTTCATCGTTAGCTGCCTCTGTTACTCCGTATTGTTGTGCAAGTTGCTGGACAATAACTTTTGCGTTTTGCCCACCATATTGCTGAACTAATTGTGATAGCCCATTGACTGGGTTTTGAGATAACAGTTGCTCTGCACCAACAAGACGCTGAATACCTTGATAACGGCTCAACCCTTGTGCGTTCAACTGAGCCTCAAATGGTGACATCAAGCCCACAATTTGCTCATATTCCTTATGGTCTGTTGCCAAACCATCGAATTTCTTTTGGTAGCCCCTTTCTAAGGACTTAACCGCATCTACATATGTTTTTTTAGCCGCCTCGTCAGAAAGCCCTTCAAAAGCAGCCTTTCTATCAGCATCCCAATTATCAGGAGCAATTAAGCCCTGAGCCAAATCTTCATCAGGGGTGATAGGCTGTACGTCATTGTCAATGACCTCTTCTGCTGCCTCTAGTGCGACTACCTCTTCTTCTGGCTCAGAATCCTTTGATTCCATTGCTGCCATTATTGTTTCTTCTAAACTTTGCTCTACCTCTGTCTCTTCAATTTCTTCAGCCATTTAAAACCTCTGCGATGTCCTGTTTGATGTCATTATCATGTTTTTTATCCGCCCAATAAGCGTCTTTTACACGATGCTCTTGTTTGTCGTTTCCGACTTCCTCGTAGCCTCTAGCAGAAATCTCATTCCTATACTTTTTCTTACTCGTATAGTATTTTCCATCTGCCATTGACTTAAATGGGTTTGTTGTGTCGTCTGTTACAACAGTCAGCCCACCATTTTTTCTCCAATAGTCAATTTTATCTAAGAATATCTTATTTCGCTTCTTTTTTTTAGAGGGCTTCGGCTTATACTTAGATTTAAACTCTGCCCAAAAGTAATCGAAATAGCGATTTATCTCCAACTTAAGCTTCTTATAAGCACGAAGTATCTCTCCCTTATGCCATTCATCCATTGTGACGATTACGCCAGTTCTAGGGTGTATTTTTTGAGGTACTATCATTAACGTCTATTAGCCAAAATATCTAATTCATTTTTTCTTATCATAGCAGCGTTTCTTTCTGCTTCAGAGTTCGCCCTCACCTGAGTGTCCATAACTTTTACCTGAGCATTCGTTTGAGCAATCTGCATTTTAGTTTGGTTTTCCATTTGTGCTATTTGCCCGTCTTGAGATACTTTCATTTGCTCCATTTGAAGTTTTTGTTGTTCAAGCTGTTCTTTTCCGTCACTTTCTTGTTGTGGAGGTTGTTGTGCGGCTTGATTTAGTTGCTCTATCACTTCATTTAAGCTATTTTCTAAACCACGACCTGCTTTAAACTGACGAGAAATAAACTTAACTGTTTCACCAAGATACGGGCCTAATGCTGGAAAGGCTTGTGCGGCAGGTAATGCTTGTTGTAATAAATTACCTACTACTGAGCCATATTCTACTGCTCTACGTTGGTCTATCTCTTCATTAGGCTGAACTGTACTGTCAGTCTCTACATCAATACGGAAACTTCTCATCTGGTCATTTTTAAGTAGATCCATAACTTCTTCATTAGCCTCTAAGCCTGTCATGCGTTCTAAATTAGAAGAGGTAAATTTATCAGAAATAAGTTCAGACATGATTCGATAGCCATCACGAATAAATTCTTCCATAGGCTCTCTT